TCAGTTGGTAGAGCTACGGACTTTTAATCCGCAGGTCGTAGGTTCGAGTCCTACTGGGGGCACCGGAGGCACTGGAACGGGAGCTTCTCCCGTCTCCAGCCAGCGGAGATTCACGCCCGTGGCCATTGCCCAGGCAATGATGATCGGCCGCTTCGGTTCGCGGACGCCGGCCTCGTACGACCCGATCGTGCGCCGGCTCATCCCGAGACGCTCGGCCAAATCATCCTGACTCAGTCCCGCGTGCCGACGCGCCTTCTCCAGGCGATCATGCGTTAACCAGCTCGGAACGTCGCCCGCGTGCTCGTACGTCTGCTCACTCATGGCTTCCCCCATCCCTTCTATAGGTCTGTTTGGGCAAGCTTAACCACACACACTGACATGCGGCAAGAGGCGCGACACGGCGCAGTAGTTGCGAAAACTTCCCGATTGGGCAACTATCACCGCTATGGAAACAGAACTCATCGGCGCTGCCGAGGTCTGTGAGCGACTGAACATCGGTCGTTCGACCCTCCAGCGCTGGGCCAAGAGCGGCCGACTCGAACCCGTCCACAAGGCACCAGGCACCACCGGCCCCCGGCTGTACGACCCCGCCGATGTCGACGCCCTCGCAAAGCCGGCCACCGCATGAGCACCGTTGAAGGTGGCCCGATCGACGGCGCCGAAATCCTTCGCCAGTACGACCTCCAGGTGACCAGAGTCGGTATGGCCCTTCACGCCGCCGACGTGCCCGATGACGTGACCGAGTTCGAAACAGCGATCACATTTGCGCGTGACGTGTGCGTGTTCGCCGCGCTGACACTCCACCGTCAAGGTGAACGAGGCTTGGCGAGCCATTTCGATTCCATTCTCGACCGTCTCAACGCCATGAATCAGACCGACCCGAAGACAGGCCGGCGGCTCTGATGGCCGGCCCGACGACTGTCACCGCGAACGCCATGTGTGCCGCCCTCCGCGAACTAGGCATCGATCCGATCGGTGTGCACAGCGTCCACGTCAACCGGATCGACGGCACCGTTGTAGTCGAGCGCCTCGCGACGGACTCGCACGGCCGTTACTTGATCGACGGCACCGACTACGCCACCCACTCGCAGACGTTGGACGTGATCTGATGACCGGCCGGTACGTGACGCCGACCGATCGCCCGCAGTGGCCTGTGAAAAAACTCACAGGCTGGGCAGCCCTCGTCCTCGTGTCGTGGGTGCTCCCGTTCGCGTGTGGCTTCGCTGCCGTGTACGTGCTCGGTCGCATGTACTTCGCCGCCGGCGGTGCACTGTGAGCGACATCGTGCCGGCCGACGACATCGAGAAGATCGTCGGCGCTCCCCGCCACCACAAGCACCACTACGGCCGCGCCGTCTCCGAGGAACAGCGCATGTACATCCTGCATTCGCAGCGCTGCCTCGCCACGTACCAAGACCTCCGACAGTGCCCGTACTCGATCGCAATGGACCGCGGAATCGATGTCGACTACTGGTGGCTCGGCTGCGAAGACATGCCCGTCGTCCTCGCTATCCGTGGGCCGCACCTCGTGCCGCTACGCAAGGTCGTAGAGCTGTGAGTTGGCCGTTCGACTCGCAGGACCGGGACGCGATCCAGACACTCGCGTTGACCGGACGCGAGCTGCGCACGCTCGCCGCTGCCGCCTACAACCGTGCAGAGCTGGCGTACGCCGAGAACGACGTGGTGTCTCAGGCCCACGAACTCGATCGAGCTGCGTACTGGCAGCAGGCAGCGGCCGGCTTCCCATGACCTACATCCCCGCCGACGCTCACGGGTCCATCTCCACGTACACGAATCACGCCTGCCGCTGCGACAAGTGCAAAGCTGCGAACGCACGCGTCCAGGCCGAGTACCGCTCGAAGCGGCAAGCCGCGCGCATCGTCGTTGACGGCGACCTGTTCCACCCCGAGGCGAACCACGGCACCGGTAACGCATACAACACGTACGGGTGCCGTTGCCGTGTGTGCAGGGCCGGCCACGCCACCGCAAAGCGAGAGCGGGCGGTGCGTGCCCGATGAAGGACTTCGGAGACCGTCTACGCCGCGTCGTGTGCGACGTGTGCGAGCGCCCGTTCGATCCGAACCGGATCATCCCCAACCCGAACATCTGCCGCGACTGCCGCGCAATCGTGAACCACCTCGCAGCTCCGATGCTGCTGGACGAGGACGGTGAGGCCCTGCCCTGACCGTCTTTGGCTGTGCGTCGCTATCTGGTGAGTCCGACGTTAACCGACCGCACTAGGCATGTGGACCCTTACGAAGCCGACCGGACCTAGCTGGTTGGACCTGCCCTCGACTGATCATCGAGACGCGGGTAATACCTGAAATGCCTTGCGGCCCAACCGGGACGCGAGGCTATAGGCGTTGGCGCGGACAAACGGGGTTCGGAAATTTGGGAGGTCGCTTGGGAGGTCCCCAAGCAAGGCCACAATTCCATCTTCGTTTCGGTGACCACCCACACTCATAGAGAGGACCTATCGAATGGAAAAGCTCGTTGTACGTCTCTACAGTCGGTCCCCCTCGATAGTGAGTGCGGTCCGAAAAGTCTGTGAAGAGCACGGGTTTGGTCTCGAAGTGAATGCAGGCCCTCGCCCTGTTTCTGCCTCGTTCGTGGTGACCACTGCTGCCCACTCCCGAGACAGTGTGGTGCTCGCCAACACCTACTGCACTCCCCTGATCCGTTGTGAGTCACTGACGCTGCCCGAGGCCGGCCTCTATCTGGCTGCCGGTGTTCGGTATGCGCGTGGACTGACGGTGTGCGGATCGGATCACATCTCGAAGCCACCCCCTGAACCGAAACAACCTGAAGGAGTGCTGTTCTGATGGAGAAGGACATAGCGACACTGTTGGACGCTGCTGCGTTCCAAGCGGCCGATATGGTCGGGCCGGCGATCATGCTGGAGGGCGCGGGCCGGCATCTGCTCGATCGACTCGACCTGAACGACCCTCACCGGTTTGCAGTCATATCGGCGGTCGGTTCGATCACGGCGGCGCGGAAGTCGTTGGAGTCGGCTGCCGAGGAGCTGCTCGCTGTCGTCGCCCAGGACGGCGCGGACATGCTCGCAGTGGAGGTGAACAAGGGCGAGATTGTCGAGCCTCATCGTGTCCGGCAAGGACCGCCCCGATGGCCGGCCGAGGCGGCAATCGGAATTGAGCCACCCCCGCAAGAGCAGTGCCACTCGTTCACCGACGCGAAGGACGGCACGCTGCGTTGCGTCAAGGCGCGTTGGCATAGCGGCATGCACTGCGACGGTGCGGGCGCTTCGTGGTCGGTGGGCATCTGATGGCCGGCCAGTTGTTCCCGCTCGACGGCCTGCCTGGCCGGTTCGGGTCGATGTCGTACGACGCAGCGCGAGGCATGATCGTCGTCCAGGTCGATGACGCCGAGGGAAACGTCATGGCGTCGATGTCGTGGGCGTACAGCGAGCCCGTGGTGATCGAGGAGCCGGCACCCGAGCCTGTCGAGCCGCCGGCCACCGCCGAGCAGGTGACCGAACCATGAAGCGTGATCGGTGGGTGTTCGCCGGCAGCACTGGAGGCGGGTACTGGCTCGTGTGGCGGCTTGTTGGCATGCCGAATATGCAGCGCTGGGTACGCCGCAGGGACTTCTGGAAGTGAGCCGTTGTCGAGGGCGTGCTGATGAGTACGAGTATGCGAATGTGCCTGGTGGACAGTGGCGTACGAAGCGCGAGGCTGCCGAGCAGTTGTGCGCTGGCTGCCCTGTCCTGGCCGCGTGTGCTCGTGCTGCATTGAAGAACCACGCTCTCGGCATGGTGTGGGCCGGCGTGCCAATACCACCTGACCATGACAACAAGAACACGAGCGCAGCCCGCCGGCTGCTGATCGAGGTGGCCCTGTATGGCTAGCGAAGAACGGCGTCCGCCGATACCACCGGACATGATCAAAGCAGTGAAGTCCCGCGCCGGCTACGTGTGCCAGAAGTGCGGTAGCGACGACCGCTGCGAGGTCGACCACATCGTGCCCTGGCACATCGTGAAGGTGCACGAGCTGGAGAACCTTCAGCTGCTGTGCTTCCCGTGCAACCGCAGCAAGGGCGGCAAGGTCGAAGCTGACGGCCGACGCACGTGGTTCGATCCAGAGTTCTTCGGTGCAGCATGAGGGTGTGCGTGTGGTGCCGTGGACATGGCTACATCGAAGCCGGCCAGATACGCCACCACATCAACTACGTCACATCGTGGCCATGGCATCAGTGCCCTGACTGCGACGGCCTAGGCACAAGAGACTGACCATGCATGGGTGTGTATATCATGCATGCATGTTCATTCATTTTCATGCATGGCGTGAAAGCATGATCATGCGCTCAGGAGCATGGATGAACCGGTTCGGAGGCCCTTCGTTTTTGCAATGGGGACCGATGACACCCAGGGGCTCCGAGGATTTACACCCCCCAAGGGGTTCAGAGGTCCAGTTCCGGATGGTGGGATGGATGGGCGCTGTATTTTATGCATGGTTTCATGTATGGATGGATGGCCGTCATGCATGGTGCATGAATGAAATCGGAGGGCAGTCATGGGGTACGTGATGGACGAGTCGTACGAGGCGTCGATCGCGACGTTCCTCGCGGCGAACCTGTGGGTGGGCGACTCGGAGGCTCCGTATCTGGCGTCTCTGGGGCACATCGCTCGTCTCCTGGACCTGAAAGTGGCGGCGCGTCAGGCGCTTCCGGCGGGCCTGACGATGGAATTTCGGATGCTGTTCTCTGAGCTGCGCAAGTGCAAGCCGGCCGAGGAGCAGTCCGACGACGACGATTTCGATGCCGTGATTGACGCGATCTAATGTCCGGCTTGCTGCTGCCCACGATCGTACTGCCGGAAGAGTACCGCGAGGACTGGACTGACGAGGTACCGCCCTGGCTTCCTCGCGTCTACACGCAGCCGATCGAGCACCCGGACTACTCCGAGGGCGACAAGCTCATTCGCCTCTCGGAGAAGGTGTTCCGCTTCGCAGCCGGCGACGAGCTGCGACTCGATGCGTGGCAGAAATGGCTGATCCGCGAGATTCTGCAGAAGTACCCGGAGGACTACCACGATCCAGCGCTCGCCGGTCGGCTCGTCTATCAGCAGGTCGTCGTGTCGATGGGCAGGCAGAACGGTAAGACCGTGCTCGGCGCGGTCATGGCGCTCTACGGGCTGATCCTCATGGTGCCGCGTGCACCCGAGGTCATCTCCATCGCGGCCGTCGTGGAGCAGGCGAAGAACCTCTACGCCAAGGTCCGCTACTGCGTCGACAACGTTCCACTGCTGCGCAAGCGGTTCAAAACCACCGACCGCTCCGGCATCAAGTCGCGGAACCTTCGGAAGCCGGCGACGTACGTTGTCAAAGCCGCCGGCGACGGCGACGGACTCCAGGGATTCTCCGGCTGTCTGATGCTGCTGGACGAGTTGCACCTGCTGAAGTCGGAGGCATGGGACGCGCTCACGCTCGGTGCATCGGCGCAGCCTAAGGCCCTCGTCGCCGGCTTCACGACGGCCGGCGACGACAGTTCCGAGCTGCTGAAGCTGCTCTACCGGATCGGTCGCGCCGCCGCAGCGAAGGAGGAAGGGCACGATCCGAGGTTCGGATTCTTCCTGTGGGAGGCCGATCCGAACCTGGCGCTCTACGATCCGCAGGCACTCATCCAGGCGAACCCGGCGATCGCGTCGGGCCGGCTGAACCTCGAAGACGAGGTTCGGCGCGGCAAGAACATGCTGGAGGCTTCGTTCCGTCGCTACCGTCGCAACGAGTTCGTGTCCGTCGAGAACATCTGGATGGCGATGCCGGCATGGTTGGCCGGCGAGTACGGACCGATGCCGGCCCCCGCTCGCAAGCAACCGCTCATCATCTCGTTCGCCCGATCTCGGCGGACGTGGAACTACGTCTCGATCGTCGCCTCGACCAAATACGACGGCGTGGTGTACACCCAGTTGATCGGAACTATCACGTTCGGCAACGACGAACTTCTGCTGAAAAAGCTTGTGCAACTTGCGCGTAAGGTCCGCGTCGAGAAGTTCGTCACTGACGCTGAGACCATGAAGCCGACCATTCTCGCGCTCGACAAGACGCACCACCTCCCGGCCGAGTACATGACCCGAGGCAACATCGCGAACGCAACCTCTGCGGTCCACTCGATGATCAAGGATGGCCGCGCCAAGCACGCCGGCCAGAAGGAACTGTCGAGTCAGCTCACCAAGACTGTGGCGGTGAATGCGGGGCAGGGCGTGATCATCGACATGAACAAATCTCTGGGCGACATCGACGCGATGTATGCCACGGTCATGGGCGTTTTCATGGCCGAGCAACAACAGCCGTCGGTCTCGCAGTTGAGAATTTTTCCGAAAACCACCGCATGAGAATCACACGGGTGGGATTAGCGTTCCCCATCAATGAACGCAATCAAGAGATTCTTCGGGCTGGGCGACCAGATCGAGACCCGCAACGGCTCGGTCGGTTCGGCAGGCGGTGACTCGCCGCTACCCGGTGTAATCCCTCCTCTCAGAACAGAAGTCGGCGTTACACCTCGCGAGGCTCTGAAGGTCTCGGCATTCTCTCGGTCGATGGATCAGACGAACACGATGATGTCATCCATGCCGGCGACAGTCCGCGATGCACGCCAACGACTCATTCCGCTCGATTCCCGAAACTTCCCTACCATCGTGTCGCAGCCAAACCTCGACATGGACTACGAGGAGTTCATCCAGTCGTCGGTGAACGATCTGTTTCTGCACGGCGAGTTCATCTGGCTCCGCGTGGGTGACCCGCAGACCGTCAACCTGATCCCCGTCGCGCCGCACGAGATGACTATCGTCCGCGACCGCCTACCGGACGGCACCTGGGGCCGCGTCCGCTACGCGCACATGGGCCGCGAGATTCCCCGCAGCCGAGTGATCCACAAGAAACACACCGCGATCACCGGCGAACCGCGCGGCATCGGACCGCGCCAGCTCGCGCAGTCGGAACTGCGTGCAGCTCTCACGCTGGCCGAGTTCCAGCGCGAGTGGTTCGACTCCAGCAACGTCCCGTCCGGCATCCTCACCACCGATCTGCACCTCGCGGATCACGAGCAGGACGAACTCCAGGAGCGGTGGAACAATTTCCTCCGCTCTCACCGCGGGCAATCCGTCGTCCTCGCCGCCGGCCTGAGCTACGAGTCGATCCAGCTCAAACCCGCCGACGCGCAGATGCTCGAAGTGCAGGACTCGATCGACCGCAAGATCGTACGAATCTGTGGCACACCAGCATTCGACCTACTTGTGCCCGGCGGCACCGAGTCCCGGACCTACCAGAACCTCGAACAGTCCACCCTGCAGTACCTCGTCGCGACCCTCGCGAAGTACATGAACGCCGTCGAGCGCGGACTCACCGACGTGATCCCTCGCGGCAACAAGGTCGAACTGGACGAGACCGGTCTGCTGCGCATGGACAGCAAGACCCGCGCAGAGGTCGACACCGCCAACATTCACAACGGCACCCGCACACCGAACGAGCTCCGAGCACGCGACGGCCTGGACCCGATCCCCGGCTGCGACGCGAAGCCGGCACCGAAACAGGTCGCATCCGAACGCCTCGACCAACCGAAGGAAATCGAAGCATGAGCCACCACCCCGCCACGCAGCACTTGCTCGATCTGTTCGCGTTCGATCACCTCCCCGAGCATCTACGAGATGTGAGTCGGCCCCTCCACACTGTCGCGCACACAATGGCCGACAATCTCGGTTCGAGCGCCGAGCTGTCGGCCGGCCTCCGGAAGCTGCTGGAGGCGAAGGACTGCTTCGTTCGGCAGGCCGTGATCGACGCCCGGTCGATCGAAACCCGTTCTGCGCCAGTATTGGACGAGGTGGAGATTCGCACAGCACCGATCGTTGGCGTGGACCAGGAGAACCGCATCATCTCCGGTATCGCGGTGCCCTGGGACCAGCCGACGAGCGTGCGCACCGCAGCCGGCGAGTATCTCGAACAGTTCGCTCGAGGTGCCATCGCGGACGGTGAGCTGGTGTCCGTCCACGCCAATCACGGCGGCGTCAAGCGCGGTGACCTCCCCGTCGGCGTGCTCGTCTCCAGCCGCGCTGTCGCCGGCGGGCAGATGGTCGAGTGCCGCATCGCGAACACCGCACGCGGTAACGAGGTGCTCGAACTCGCACGCGACGGCGTGCTCCGCTACTTCTCGGTCGGATTCCTGCCCACCGAGCACGAGGTCCGCGACGGCGTGATCGTCCGCACCAAGGTCGCACTGCGCGAAGTGTCGATCGTTGAAAACCCCGCCTACAAGGGCGCGGTCATCGAAAGCGTGAGAAGCGCTGAAACAGAAGAGGAAACACGCATGGACCCCGAAGAACTCGCCAAGCTCATCGCAGCCGACCCCGAGGTCACCCAGCTCCGCGCCGACAACGCCGAGCTGGTGCGCCGTGTCGGAGTACTCGAAGACACTGGTCCCGCCCAGGGTGCCGGCCGGCGCGAGTTTCAGGTGCGTACCGGCGGCGAACTGCTCAAGGCGATGGTCGCCGGCGACAAAGATGCAATCGAGGAAATCCGCACCGTCAACAACGAGCTGGAGTCTCTGCGCATCGAGACCCGCGCCTACGACGGCCAGGTCATGGCAGACGGCGTGGTGCAGCCGGCGTGGCTGGAGAAGCAGCTCCGCCTGACGAACCGAAGCCGGCCCATCTCCACCATGTTCTCCCGCGAGTCCCTGCCGCCGGACGGCAACTCGTTCGAGTACGCCAAGGTCATCAGCGAAACCGGGGCCATCACCGTCCAGGCCGCCGAAGGTGACGACCTGGGCTACCTGGAAATCAAGCTGGGCACGGGCAGCGGCACCGTCCGCACAGTCGGTGGCTACACCAGCTTCAGCCGGCAGGCCATCGAGCGCTCCAAGGTCCCGATCCTCGACACCGGCCTGCGCTGGATGGGCATCCAGTACGCCGAGGCATTCGAGAACTACGTGCAGGCGTTCATGCTGGCACTGCCCAAGGGCGGCGCTGAGGGCATCAACAACATCGTCGTGACCGCGAAGCCCGCGACCGCAGCCGAGTGGATCAGCGTCGTCCTCGACGCCAAGCACTCCATCATCCAGAACGCGAAGGGTCTGCGCGCCGACCTGATCGTGTGCAGCTTCGACGTGTACAAGGACATCGCCCTGCTGGAGGACGCCACCGGCCGACCGATCTTCAACGTCAACGGCGACGGTCAGAACACCTGGGGCAGCGCCAACGTCAGCCAGACCGACGACGTGGAGATTGGGTTCACGATGGCCGGCCTCCCCGGCGTCGTGGGCGATCGTCTGCCGGCGGGAACATTCCGCGTCACCTCCCGCGAAGCCATCACGTCGATGGAGTCGGCCGGCGCTCCGTTCTCGCTCCAGGACGAGAACATCATCAACCTGACCAAGGACTTCAGCGTCTACGGCTACCAGGGCATCTACAGCGAGCAGCCGAAGGGAATGACTGCCATCACCTTCCCGGTAGGGCCCTGATGACAGCACCCGAGGTGGAGCCCTCGACGGTCCCGACCGTCGAGGAGTTCCGCACCTTCGTCAACGCTGACGCCAGCGACGACGACGCCCTACAGCGCGACCTCGACACCGCAGTCGAAATGCTGGACAACTTCTGTCGCAACCCCATGCGGCCGATCCCGCCGGCAATCCGCCGGCGGTGGAACCTGCTCGTCGGTGCCGAACTTTTCGATGAGACCAAAGGCCCGAAGGGGTACACCGACTCGTTCGGCAACCAGCGGCAAGCACGGTCCTCGCGTGACCCGCTGAACGTCATCATCCGACAGGCCCGCCACTACATCAGTCCGTTCTGATGAACATCACCCAGGCCACGGCCGAAGTCACCACCGCACTCGAAGGAGCCGGCCTCCGGGTGCAGGGCTGGCAGGAACGCAACGTCGTCCCGCCGGTCGCGATCGTCGTGCCGGCGGAACCGTTCCTCGACCTCGACGGCGACTCGACGTTCTCGGACCCGTACGTCCTCCACTACGGCGTGCAGCTCGTCGCCGGCAGGGGAACCGGCGAGACCGTGCGCCGCGCCCTGGAGAAGGACATCGCAGGTGCCGTCCTAGCGCTATGCGAAGCCGGCATGTCGATCGACCAGGTTCAGTACCCGCTCATCGGCCCGGAGGCCGACAACCCCACCATCGGCGCGCAAATCGACGCGTCGGTATCAATCGATCTGAATGAGGATGTGTAGCAATGCCATTCAAGGGAACCAAAGGCGAGAACCTTTCCATCACCATCGAAGGCGAGGAGTACAACAGCTACCTGCACGAGGTCCGCGCCGAGCCCGATGACGGCGAGGATAGTGACTTCATCACGTTCGCGAATGCAGCAACCGGCGATACGTCGCAGTGGTTCCTGCGCGGGACCATGTACAACGACTACGCAGCCGACAGTCTGTGGACCGTGGCGTGGCTCAACTCCGGCCAGGTTGTCCCGTTCTTGATCAAGCCTTATGGGAACGCGGTAGCGACCGAGGCGCAGCCACACTTCGGTGGTGACGTCAAGATCAGCCGCAAGCCCGGCGTCGGTGGCGAGGCAGCCGCCGCCCACGAGACCGAAATCGAGTGGGAAATCGAGGGCGTGCCCGAGCGGATCACGGCCTAACCGGTGGCCGGCCTCAGGATCGATGTCGAGTTCGACGGCAAGGACGAGTTGGTCGCGAAGCTCGCCATGTTCGCGAAGACCTCCCGGCAGCTCAAGCCGGCGTTCCAACAGATCACCAGTCGAGCACTGGTGACCGGACGGTTCCAAGCCCCGAGGTACGGCGGCAAGACCCGCGCCTCACTCAAGGGCAAAGCGTCGAACTTGCAGTCGCACCTGAGCGCCGGCGGTGGCTCTCGCCGGAGCCACGGTGGCGGCATCTATGTGGTGATGAACCACGCCGGCACCCGCTGGGATGGGCAATCGCCGAACCCGTGGTTGTACCGAACTCTCAATGCCAACAGAACTTTTGCCGTTCAGCGTGTACGGCGAGAACTAGTGAAGAAGAAGGACGAGGCAGGGCTATGACCGAAAAGAAGAGCGGACTAGGCGACGCGATCGACAACCTGACGGGGTTGCAGGTGAAGCGAGTTCAATCGCTCACCGGATCGCAGATCCTCGACAACAAGGATTACTACACCACCTTGTTCGCGATCGAGTACGTGCGCAAGCTCCCGCCCGAGGACATCCGCAAGTGGGGCGCGGCACAGAAGTCAGGGTTCGACACCTTCCTCGAAGAGACCACGACCAAGCAGGTTGCGGATTCGATCGTGAACGTCGAGGACAGTGACCCAAAAGGAAGGCCCGCGAGCTAGCTGACCACGAGGCCGAGCGACTGGCCGAGTTCTGCATGCTGACAGGCCAGCCGCCCTCTGTCTACTACGAGCTGACGGTGCGCGAGCGCAACGCATTCGCGACGGTAGCCAACAAACGAGCAGTGAGAAGCAGGAGAAGGAAGCGATGACTGTCACCACGGAGAACGGTTGGGCGCAGATCGGCAACCCGACGCGACGCGGCATCGTCGGGACGAACATCGTCCTACCGCTGCACTGGCACGACGCCGGTTTCGTCCTCGCCGCGTTCGCCGGTATGTACAACCGGCTCATCGAGCCGTTGTCCGGTGGTGCATCCGACGAAGGCGGCTGGACCCCGACGAACAGTGTGTGGAACTCGAATCACCTGTCCGGCACGGCAATCGACTTGAACTGGAACAAGTACCCGTTTCGCAGGTACACGATGCCACGGGACCGGGTGGACCGGGTGAAGGGTCTGCAGGTCGACTTCCGCGGACTCATCGACTGGGGCCGCGATTGTTGGGGCGGCAACCCAGTGGACGAGATGCACTACCAGGTTGCGAAGGGCAAGCCGATGCAGGCCTACGTCGATTTCGCCAACGAGCTGCGCGCCGGCCTGTTCGGACTGTACGGCGGTACAGCGCCCACGCCCGCCCCCGTCGTCGTGCCCAACCCCGGCGTCGGTGGCGGTTCCACGTTGCTGATGCGCGGCTCACGAGGTGACGCGGTGCGACGGCTACAGGAACGCCTCAACGCGCACTACCCGTTGTATTCGCGGCTCGTGGTCGACGGCGACTACGGGCCGGCGACCGAGGCAGTGGTACGCGAGTTCCAGAAGCGCGCCGGCCTACTGGTCGACGGGATCGCCGGCCCTGCCGTCCACGCGAAGCTCTACCTGTGAGGTACGGCGTGCAGACCCTAGCGACGGCGGTGGTGATCGGTGTCGTCGCCGGCATCACCGCCGCAGCGAGCTACCTCCTTCGGACCGAGCTGCCGTCCGAAATTCAACTGATGGAGGAGAAATCATGACCGCGCCCAAAGGTCCGCTCGAACTCGTCCGCGAGGAAATCATGCGCCGCGTCGGCCCCGAGATGGACGCTCGTTTCGAGCAGCTCATCCCGATCTTCACCCGAGCGCTCAACCGCGACGAGCCACTCGAACAAGTCAAGGTGCCGCCGGCACCCGAGCCTGTGACGCCAGGCATAGCAGCCAAGCGCACGACGCTCCAGGGCGTCATCGCCCTCGTCCTCGCCGGCGGCTTTGGCTTCGCATCCGACGCGGTGGCCGATGAGAACTTCGAGCTGCTCGACCTGGGCGACTGGAAGGGCCTCGCAACGGGCGCGGTCGTCGCCGGTCTCATGACGCTGCTCGCGTTCGGACAGCGCAAGATCGGTCGCTGATGAACGAGAGAGCAGTCCTCGCGGCTGCGCAGATGCTCTCGGTCATTCTCACCGGCGGCTCGATCATCGTCGGATTGCTGTACGCCGGCCCTGAGATTCTCGTCCGCCGGCCTGTCCCCCCAGGCCAGGAAACCATCGTCGTCATTGTCGAGCACTTCTTTCCGGTCTGGCCGTTCCTGTTCGGCATCACCGGCCTGATCAGTATGATCTACGCCCTACGCCGCCGCAGCGTGATCCTTGGCCACGGTCTCGTCATCGGCGCATGGGCGTTCTACGGCCTGTGCTTGATCGTCGCCCCACTGCGCTCGGTTCCCCCGACACCGATTCTTGTCGGCGTCATCTCCCTGTTCATCGTCGTCGCGACGAACATCGGAATGATCCGCCTGTGGGCCGCACTAGGAGTGAGGTAATGGACGCCGGTGCCATCGTCGCGATCGTTGTGTCGGCCATCGGCGCTATCGCTACCGCTGTCTCAACCGTGGCGATCGGCCGCAATAGAGTGCAAACAGAAAACGTTGCGGCACTGTCTAGTTCGAATGCCGTCCTCAATCGTCAGGTGGCGCGGCTGGACGAATGGAAGATCGCAGCGCGCTATTACATCGCGCGCTTGCGAGGACAAATCGCTGACCAAGGTCTTGAACCGATCCCGCTCCCGCCGGCACTACAGGAGGACCTGACCGATGGCCAGTAACACCGTCGATATCTACATCAAAGGCCATGAGTCCGGACTCCGTTCCGCGATCCAAAAGGTCAAAGCTGATTTGCAGTCGCTTCGCGACCACCGCATCGAAGTCGAAGTTGCAGTCAACGATGCAGCCCTGGGCCGGTTGCAGTCGCAGATGAATTCGTTGCGCGACCGGGCTGCCCATGTCCGCGTCACCGTCGACTCATCCGAACTCAGCAGGCTACGTGCGCAGCTCGCAATGCTCAGGGACCGTACGGTACACGTCGACGTCGATCTCGACAGCGCCGCCGCTGCCGCCGGACTTGCTGCGTTCGATGCAGCTCGAGGGAACGCCAGAATTGCACTCGACCTGGACACACGAGTGGCCGCAGCCGAACTCGCTGCTTTCATCGCCGCCGTACCACGCTCGGTCACAATCAACCTCGACCTCGACCTAGCTACCGCCGCTGCCGAACTCGCAGCATTCAGGCTCGCCCTGGCCGGGCTCGGCAACGTTGGCAACGGCGCAGGTTCCGCAGCCGCCGGCATTCGATCGATGGGTAGCGCCGCATCCACCGCCGCCCCCGCGATCGCCGCAGCAGCCGTTGCATTGTCCCCATTGGCTGGAGCAGCAGCCGGCGCTGGCGTGTTCGCGGTAGCGGCCGGCCTCGGCGCGGTCACCGCAGCAGCCGGCGCACTGTCGATCGGGTTTGGTTCAGCCATCGCTGCGCTGCCCATCATGGCTGCCGCCAGCTCGCAAAAAGTGAAAGATCACTTCTCATACATGGCTGAGGACGTCAGTTCCACCATGAAAGAGATTGCTGTTCCCCTTCAGGACCCGCTGGTGAACCTCGCAACCTCACTCGGTGCGGCATTTCACCAGGTGCGACCGAGCCTGGAGAACATCACGACCGGCGTTGCCGGGTTGATCGACAACCTATCTGGCCGTATGCCCGCGATTGCGAACGAGGTCGGGCCGGCCATGGAGAAGATATTCGCCGGCGCAGTACCCCACATCCAAAGCCTGACGAACGAGCTGCCGAACATCATCTCCAGCATCGGCGATTTCGGTGCTTCGCTGGGCGATCCCGCCATAGTCGAGGGCGTCCAACGAGTGTTCGGAATGATCCCTGGAATCATCTCCGGTGCCGGTGACGCTCTGGTCAATATGGGCGAAGGCTTCAACGCCGTCATGCAGTATCTGGACTCCGGCGCTCTGGATGGGTTCACGACAGGTGTAGGCGCGTTGTTCGACGAGCTGGGCAGCACGGACTGGTCAGGCACGATCGACGGCATATCGGGAATGGCGAACTCGTTCGGCGAACTCGCCGGGAGTATCGACGGCTCCTCCGTATCGGGTTTTCTTGAGGGAATCACCAGTGACATAACGAAATTCACGGACGCGGCGAACACCGCGGGCGACATAGGTTCGACAATCGGGAACATCCTGCAGGGGATCGGTGATAGCGCCGTCAACTTCGGCGAGGTCTCCGGTCTCAACAGCTTCGGCGATCAGATCAACGGCTTTCTCGACTCCATCGGTCTGATCGAATGGGACGGTCCGCAGATCAAGGCGAACCCCGACCTCAGCCTCGTGACGCCCATGTTCGATGACATCCTGGGGACACTCGAAGCGCCACCGCTGCCGCCGATGGAACAGCCAGTGATCCCCGTGCTAGGCGACCTGGGCCTTGCCCCGGCGATACCACCGTTGGAAGTGCCTCTCGAACCTGGCCCGATGCCTCCTCCTCCCCCGCCGTCCGAGCCGGTGAAAATCGAGACGCAGGCCGAACTGACCAACCTCTCGCAGCCTGACATTCCGCCGCTGAAGGTGCCGGTGGAGTACGACACCACAGGCATTGGCACACTGACGATCACGGCCCCCGAACCCATCCAGGTGCCGATCGAAATTCTGCCGCCCCCGCCGCCTGACATGTCAGGGTTTGCCATCGATTTGACCGCCCAGGGTGCAGCGGCCGGTGCGTCGTTCGCGTCCGGTCTCGCAGGTTCGGCCGGTGCTGTCGCTGCCGCTGCCGCATCGATGGCGGCAGCGGCTCAGAACGTCTCGGTGGATTTGTCCGCACAGGGGTCAGCAGCCGGCGCGTCGTTCGCAGCCGGCATCCGATCACAGGCCGGCGCGGTCGCCGCCGCCGCTGCCGAACTCGGCGCGATCGCCGCAGCGAACAAAGGACACTACAAGGGTCGCAAAGGAATTGCGGCCGACCGCATCATGCTCATCCCGCACGGTCAGGCGATGGTGAAAGGCTTCATCGGCGGCATGCAGTCTCAGCACCACAATCTGATACGCGCCGCACAGAGCCTTGCAACAGACGTGTACACCGCATTCGATGATGAACTTGTACCGAACATCGGACTGTCCGGCGGAGCTGTAATCGAGCAGAAAGTTTACGTGCAGGTCGAGGCCGGCATGCTGTCCGACCCAGTGAAGGTCGGACGTGAGATCAAAGCTGCGCTTGGTGACTACGCGCAGGCAGTGGGTCGATCCACGACGGTGATCAATGTCTAGGTTCACTGACGCGACAATGGTCGCAGTGCAAGTCGAGACGGAACGCACCGACGTGTGGGTGCCGGACGGGCTGGCGCTACCGCAACGCAGCTACTACCCGGCCGGCCTCAACGTAGTCGAGTCGATGGTTCTCCCCGAGAAAACGAATCGCGTGTCCGTGACCTCACCGCTCGTCGGGTACGCAGCCCGACCGGAACAGGACACCAAGAAACTTGCGCCGATCACTCGCATCGAACAGCGTTCGAGCGGCGACGTGTTTGCGTACAAGGACGTGCAGATCGGCCCCGTGTGGGCGCAGACGGGCGTCCCGCTAGTCGTGTCCCCTGGCGATCGAGTACGAATGTCTGGTCAATTCGCTTTGCGCAGAACAGGACTGAACCAGAAAGACGACAGCTACGGAAACAGCAACCAGTATTTCGGGCTGGACGTCAAGGTTGTGCTCTGGGGAATTGGGGTCACCACCGATGAGTATGGTGTCGACACAGACGTCGAAGTCGAACTGATGACCTACCAAGCACCGCTACAGCTGTTCGTCTTCAATCAAACCGCCGGCGTCGAGCAGATAGTCTTCACAATTCCAGCCGCCAGCCCCGCAGTGGTACCCGAGAACGTTGATCGAGTTCACCTCACGATCGGACTGTGGGACAACACCCACACTCGCGGTTACATGGGCGCCACCTACACTCCCTACTTCTGGGGAAGTATCGACCCCAACTACTGCACTCTGTCCACTGTCAATCCCCTACGCATCCACACCTACCCGCCGTCCGGCATGTTCCTGACAGAACCGCATGCTTCATCGTCAACTGGCGCAGGATTCCGGAACCGCCACTACTACAGCAACATTCAAACCGGTTGCGAGGTAACGGTGCTCGCGCCTGAGAACGCGGCGTCCACGGTCGAAGTGTGGGAGTGGACCGGAACCGCGCGGCTAGCGCGGCTCGCGTCGATCACCCTCGCCGCCGGTGAGCGCCGGACCGTCGCAGTCACCAGCTCGACCGGCCAAATCGACGTGTCTGCGATCGCCGGTGACACGTGGGTCGAATCGGTGTGGGCTCCGATCAACGAGACGCTCACGACCGAACAGACCCGTACTCACCGGTACACCTACCTCGATGTCATCGACCCGGTGGCCCGTGTTGTGACGGACTCGATTGAGGCGGACCTGAGCGTATGCCGGATTCGGTTCGTCTCCGACAGCATCGACACCGTTTTACCGGCCGGCAAGCGCATGCGCGTCCTGGGTAAGTTCGCCGGCGGATTCGAACCGATCTTCACCGGAACCATCCGCAACCGCCGGATCGTTCACGACCTCAGCAACAGGGCGCAAGTCGAGATTGCTGTGCACGACAGCTTTCCTCGGCTCGGTGTCGAATGCCACGTCGCGTACGAAACGGTCGAAGAATACGGGCGACTCCTGCACACGATCGGATGCCGAACGATCATCAATGGAGTCGAATACAGCGGCCCCTCAGCATCCCTACCAAGTGGATACGAGTTCTTCCCGTCGTACACCGATGACGGTTTGGACCTGAGGGCATCACTGCTGATGGCGCGGAACACCACCAAATCGTTTCTGTTCTTCACTCGCCGCGACGAGCAGGTGATCACCGACACGCTGCCTGATGTCGTGCTAGACGTGTCCGATCGCCCGCAGCAAGGCGACATGTCATACACGCAATCCATCACTCTCGAATCCGACACCAAGGAACTTGTCAACATCGTCGGAGTCACTGAACATCTGTTGGATCGCAAAGACTTTCAAGATCGCAACCTGGGCTCCGAAGAACCGCCGATCGATTTCGACCACGTGCGGGCAAAGTCCCAGAGCGTGGACTACAGGCGCGCCGAGGCAATCGAATTGTATGGACAATCCCGCGTCGCGTTCGACGTTGTGCGAGGCAGCGGATCGCTGAGCGACCTCGTGGCCGATAACTATGGGCGCACCTTCAAGGATTGGGCATCCGAAATTCTCGATGCGCACGGCTCCGAAGCTACTACCGTCCGGTCACTGCGACTGGTGGTCACCAGCGCCGCCGAGATTGAGCTCGTCTCTCGCCTGGGCGTACTCGACGCGATCGCTGTGCGTGTGCGCGGTGACACGCAGGTACGCCGGATACGCAAGCTGCACCATGAAATTCAGCCGAACAAGTGGTTCGTAGACATCGACTTCACACCAACCGCCGATCAGACGTATTGGCTGCCGGAGACAGCAGCGCCGGTGGCGTCCATCGGAGATGTAGATGCCGGCACGTTGTCGTCGCCGGCGACCTCGACCGTCGACGGCGGTCATCCCACCGACACCGTTACTTTGATCCTCGATGGAGGGACCCTCTGATGGCAGTTCGATCACGCATTCAACAGCTCCGTGCCACAGCCGCCGAGTGGGCCGCTCAGAACCCTGTTCTGAAGTCCGGCGAATTGGGGGTGGAAACGGACACCGGCTACATGAAGGTAGGCAACGGCGTTCAGCCGTGGACGCAACGCCCGTACCAGGCTGGGCCGAAGGGCGACACCGGCGCGGCCGGGCCGACCGGACCCACCGGTGCGAAGGGCGATACGGGCGCGACCGGGCCGACCGGACCCACCGGCGCGACCGGTCCGCAGGGCACCGGCCTGCAACTGAAGGGACAGGTGGCCACATACGCGGCGCTGCCGACGACCGGTCTGGTGGCCGGCGATGGGTACATGGTCACCGCAGACGGCAAGGTCTACATCTGGTCAGGTTCGGCGTGGCCGGCGAATGGAAACGGGGTCCAGCTTCAGGGCGTTGCGGGTCCCGCCGGCCCGACCGGGGCCACTGGTCCCGCCGGCCCTAAGGGTGACACCGGTGCGACAGGCGCGAAGGGCGATACCGGTGCGCAAGGTCCGGCCGGCCCCTCGATCGCTGCCGGCGCGACCACGGCGTTGTGGTCTGGCACCGAGGCGCAGTACGCAGCACTGCCGGCCGGCACCAAGAACGCGATCGGGTTCATCGCGGTGATCGTCCCGTGATCCGTCTCGCCGGCGTCGCCATCAAGCGTGCGGTCGCAGGCGTCGGTGGATCAACGGTCGGTGTCCGTAGGATTATGGCCGGCATCGGCGGCTCGGCCGTGCAGGTGTGGACAGCGTTTACTGCGATGGGCATGAGCAAGTCCGGCACGCAAACCATCACCACGAACAGCACGTCGTCCTCAGCGAACACGATCACGAACTGGACGCCACTCGCCGCGTATCCCGGCACAGTGATCACGGACGACGCCCTAGTGATGAGCGAGTCCGGGAACGTCACGATCACCGCCACCGCGACTATCTCGTCATCGGGCAGCACGTCCCACAGCCGAGGGATACATCTGCGCATCGACGGCTCGAACGCGGCGACCGACTCCACGACCGTTGGAAGTCAGACGTCGTTCGCCACGACGTACAACGGGCAGGTCACCGCCGGCCAGAGAATCGGATTGGCAGCGTGGGTGCAAGCAACCACCACCGGGTACCGGAACCTCACCGCCGCGCAGATCGTCGTCACACCCGCAGCCAGCTAATCGCCCTGATAAATCTGACTGTCCCAGAACTTCTTCCGACGCCACTGCACCACCAGTAGTGCCGAGAGCGTGATCGCGCCGGCCACTGCCACTCTGATTCCCACGAGATTTCCTAACGTACGGCGTTCATGACCATGCCGGCGATTACGAGCACGACGAGGATGCCCCAGATCATCCGCCACAAGGCGATGTTCACTGCGTCTTTCTGCACCGGGTGGTCACGCCGGAACACGTAGATTCCGAGCACGATCACCGCCACGAGCAACAGAAACAGCATGGGTGATTCTTAGCACACCCGGACATATCAGGCGATGGCGCGGAACAGATCGAGCTTCTCGATCGCAGCGCGCTTCCGATCCTCCGAGGCGAACAGGTACTTCTGTGTGTTGGCCAACGATGACTGCCGCATCAGCTCTTGCACCACGCGCACATCGGCCCCGTCGACCAGGAGCGTGGTCGCGTACCAAGCCCGCAACGGGTGCGCCGAGCCGGGAACGTTCGCCCGCCGGAACGCGTCACCGACAATCTGAGAGACGCTCTTGCGGTGCACATGCTGCCCCGGCCGCGTCGAGTTGCTCGGAAACCAGTAGCCACGCGTCGGCATGGTCTCGGCCGTCGTCGCAAGCACAGGGTGGATCGGCACCCAGTCCTCGTCGCCGCCCTTGCCGAGCACGAGCATGCGACCGCGAGGTAGGTCGATGTGCTCACCGCGGAACTTGGCTATCTCGATGCAGCGGAGGCCGGCCAATGCGGCGAGGAGGATCATCACCCGCGTGCGGTGCATCATGTTCGTCTTCAGGAGCTCGATCAGATGCTCGTCGGCCACCGGACGCGGCTTGCGTTTCGGTTGACGAACGTTGCCCACCTTCAACATTGGGTCATCGAGCCGAATGTCCTGTAGCTGAAGCCATCTGAACCACGTCTTGAGGTACGAGTGATAGGTGTAGTGGGTGCCCTTCGACCACTCGGGGTGCGATCGGTACCACCGCACGATGTCGATGGGCTGCGCGTAGGTCGGGTCCATCCCGGCGTCGGACTCGAACTGCCGGAGTACTCGGATGCGCTCGGACACGGTGCAGTCCGACTTGCGCGTACCGACCTGAAAGACTTCCCACTGATCAATAGTCGCGTTAGTGCTCAT